GCCACGCAAACTGGTCCTGGTGCAGGTTATGATCCTATTCTGATCAGCCTGATCCGTCGTTCACTGCCAAATCTTATGGCATATGACATCGTTGGCGTTCAGCCAATGAATGGTCCTACTGGTCTTATTTTCGCAATGAGATCTGTATATGGTGGTCAAACACTCGGAACAGAAGCATTCTACAATGAAGCCAATACTGCATTCTCAGGAACTGGTTCACACCTAGTTCTCGATAGCACCAATCCAGCTGACAATGCTAATTTTAAATTAGCGAACACTGGTAATGGTCTTTCCACCGCCACTGGCGAAGGAAACATCAGCGCAGAAATGGGCTTCTCAATCGAGAAAGTAACTGTTACCGCTAAGACCCGTCAGCTGAAAGCGTCCTACTCAATTGAACTTGCTCAAGATCTCAAGGCAGTTCATGGTCTGGACGCAGAGACTGAACTCAGCAATATTCTGTCAACAGAAATCCTTGCTGAAATCAACAGAGAAGTTGTACGTTCAGTTTATTCAATCGCTAAAGTTGGTGGTCCTGCTGATGCTGGTAGCATGAACCTTGCTACTGGTAGCGCAGACATCGACGGCAGATGGCAGGTTGAGAAGTACAAGAACCTGATTTTCGCTATCGAGCGCGATCTGAACAAGATTGCGAGAGAAACTCGTAGAGGAAAGGGTAACATTCTGATCACATCCAGCGACGTTGCTTCCGCACTCGCGATGTCTGGTCTGCTTGATTACCAATCAGGTCTCACTGGTCAAACTAATCTTGAAGTAGATCCAACTGGCAATACCTTCGTTGGTACGCTGTTTGGTCGCGTTAAAGTCTACATTGACCCCTACTCAATTGCTACTCAGAACTATGTTGTATCTGGATACAAAGGTTCCGCAGTATACGACGCAGGCGTCTTCTACTGCCCCTATGTTCCTCTGCAAATGGTTCGTGCAATTGATCCTGACAGCTTCCAGCCAAGAATTGGCTTCAAGACCCGCTACGGCATGGTCATGAATCCCTTCGCGAAAGGTGGCGTTCAGCCAGCCGCAACTGGTGCGCTTGAGAATGGTGTTAACGTCTACTATCGTAAATTCACTGTTCTGAATCTTCAGTAACATGGTGATGATCGCATAATAATAACAATAAAGCGATCAAAAGACAGGGGAGCTTAATGCTCCCCTTCTTTTTATATAAATATCTATTATTGCGAGGAAAATATGAAACGACCCTATCAACCAGATAATTTAAGTTTAGCAATCAGTAATAAGTTCAGGTTATCTTTTTCAAGAATTCCTGAAGTCACTTATTTCTGTCAAACTGTAAATATTCCTGGTGTTTCAATGAGCCCAACGCAATACGCCACACCATTTTCTGATCTTCCTATTCCTGGCGATAAAATCATGTATGATGAGTTTAGGATTGCATTTCTTGTTGATGAAGATTACAAGTCATGGCAAAGTCTGTATGATTGGATCACAGCTATGACTTTTCCAGAAAATTTTGATCAATATAAAAATTTAGAAACACTTAAAAGAAATGCAACTCCTGGTGGATTGGTTCTTGATGAGAGTTTCGAAAAGTTACCACAATACAGTGATGCCATTCTTACTTTAAACACCAACAAAAACAATCCTAACATTCGATTCAAATTTGTTGATCTGTTTCCTATTTCAGTTGGCACTATTGATCTGAGTGAAGAATTCTCGCCAGAAAGTCCTATTCTATGTGATGCAATATTTCGGTATTCTTACTTTACATTGGAAAGAGTTTAGTATATAATATAGGATATTTGTTTTGAGAACATAGCATGCCAACAACCATTGATGATGTAATTGAGATGTGGGAACGTGATGCGAAAGTTGACGACACTGAACCTGGCAAAGAAATCCTAAGAATACCAATTCTTCATTCTCGTTACACTAAAATTCTTACAGAACAGAATCTTTTGTCTAAGAAGTGTCTGTTTGATTTTCACAGAATGAAAAAAATCAAAACCGAATACTATCTCGGTAGACTTGATGATGAAGAACTCAAGAAAAGAGGTTGGGAGCCTTTTCGTTTTTTACTCAAATCTGATGTGACTACATACTTAGAGTCAGATGATGATTTGCAAATAATTCTAATGAAGAAGGCGAAACATGATGCGATAAGTGATTATTGTACATCAGTAGTAAAAGAACTTAATGCAAGAACATATCAGCTTCGTGCTTATATGGATTGGGAGAAGTTCATACAAGGGCAAAGATAATATTCATTGAAATGATAGCGATCAAAAAAATTAATGAAGTATATGTGAAACTAAACTGCAGTAATTCAATTGCTGAGGACATCAGCAACTACTTCACATTTTTTGCACCGAACTATCAATTTTCACCAATGTATAAAAAGCGAGTGTGGGATGGAAAAATACGATTATTTAACAAAAAGAATTTTCACTTCTATATCGGACTACTGGATTATCTATCTTCCTTTTGCAAAGAACGAGATATCAAACTTATTGTTGATGATGCTCTTGTTCACGACAATGGCTTTAGAATAAGTGATGCTGAGGAATTTGCTGATTCATTAGACCTACACTCGTATGGTAAACAAATCAAAGCATATGATGATCAGATTCGTGCAGTTACTCATGCAATTAGAAACGAACGATCAGTCTTATTATCCCCAACAGCATCAGGTAAATCGCTGATCATTTACATTATATCAAGATATCTACTCGCATCAGAATGTAAGCATGGTCTTTTGGTCGTTCCTACTGTTTCTCTTGTTGAACAGATGTATAATGACTTTAAAGATTATTCAAGCAAGAATAAATGGAATGTTGATGCGAAATGTAAAAAGATATATGCAGGACAAGATAAGACTGAGAAGAAAGAACTGACTATCTCTACCTGGCAATCGATCTACGATCAGCCAAAAGAATATTTTGAACAGTTTGATTTTATTGTAGGTGATGAGGCGCACACGTTTAAAGCTCAATCGCTTGCGCAAATAATGACGAGTTTGATCAACGCTAAATACAGGATAGGAACCACTGGCACCATTGATGATGTTAAGGTTCATAAACTAACACTCGAAGCATACTTCGGTCCAGTTCAAAGAATCACAACCACCAAAGAACTCATTGATAAAAATCGTTTATCTCAGTTCGAGATAAAGTGTTTGGTTCTGAAATATCCCGTAGAAATTTGCACTCAGGTAAAGAACTATGATTACCAGAAAGAAATTGATTTTATTGTTACGAACCAAGTTAGAAACAATTACATCGCTAATCTTGCATTATCACTTGAAGGAAACACACTTATACTTTTTCAATTCGTTGAAAAGCATGGAAAAATCTTACACGCAATCATAGAGGAAAAGATAAAGGATAATAGAAAGGTGTTCTTTATCTCAGGCGAAACAGAAGTTGAGATTCGAGATTCAGTTCGTCATATTACAGAGAAAGAAAACAACGCAATTATCGTAGCATCTTATGGTACGTTTTCTACTGGTGTTTCTATTCGTAATCTTCACAATATTATTTTCGCATCACCGAGTAAATCTAAGATTAGAAACCTACAATCAATCGGAAGAGGATTAAGATTAGGGGATAATAAAAAGAAAGCAGTTCTGTATGATATTGTTGATGATCTTAGAACTGATACTGAAGATTTAAACTTTGCTATGAAACACTACATCGAAAGAATGAAAATATATCATCAAGAGAAATTCAAAATTTCAACATATAAAGTAGGACTAGAATATGACAGAAAAGAATCTTAAGTTTATTAGAACGATGGTTAACATTGATATTTTAGCCAACTATATATCAGAAACAGAAACAACAATCACCATTAGTGATGTACTTGTGCTTCATACTGATTCGAACGTTGAATCCCTTAGACAAACACTTTATCTTTATCCTTGGCTTCAACAAACTGTAGTTGAAGATGCAGCGCAAGAAATAACTGTGTTTAAGAATACGATAATGTTTGTTACTGATCTTTCAGAGGAGATGAAAGACTATCATAAGTCAATGTGGGTGACGATCAGAAAAGAAGAAATGGAACAGATGGAAGAAGAAGAAAGAATGCGGGAAGAGCAAGAACAAGAAGGAAAGGTTCTCAAGTTATTCAGGAAAGTAGGGAAGACACCTAAAACTCCTGTACACTGACATTTTCATAAACGACACTCTATTATAATACTATTGAAAAAGGATGTAAAGTTAAAATGGCTAAGAATCATTATGTGAACAATGAAGATTTTCTTCAAGCAATGATTGAATTCAAAGAGAATTGTGAGTTGGCAAAAGTTGCTGGGAAACCAAGACCTGTAATTCCAGACTACATCGCTAAATGTATTATGATGATTGCTGAGAAGTTGTCAAGGAAACCAAATTTCTATTCGTATACGTTTAGAGAAGACATGGTTGGTGATGCTATCAAGAACTGTATTCTATACATTGATAATTTTGATCCTACTATTGGCAGGAATCCATTTGCATATTTCACTCAGATAATCTACTTCGCATTTATTCAGAGAATTAACAAGGAACGAAAGCAACTGTATGTGAAATACAAGTCGACTGAATCGTTGTCCATTCTTGGTGATTATGAGCAATTTGAATTAA